CGGGCGGAGGAACTGGAGGAGCTGGAAGTGGGGGTGTGAGCTATGGCGGAGGCCACGGTGACGGTCACTCTCGGAACAGGGCAGAAAATCTCTGTACCGGTGTCTATGGCGCAACAGATGGCTAAGAATGCCGAGGCTGGCGGGTATTCGGATGTGGCGAGCCGTATCCGGTCCGAAATTGCTGCCCAGACAGGCGGCAGCAGCCCTAGCGGTCCGGTTGCTTCGGGCGGTGGTTCTGGGACGCGGAGCTCGACCGGGGCCCAGGCGATTGGGCAGACAGACCTGTCGAAGGCTATTAGCGGCTATGACCCGTATTGGGTGCAGAAGCTTCCAGAGCAGGCCCAGAAGGTAGTGGCGGGCTGGGGTGTAGACATAACAAAGCCAATGACTTATGAGCAGGCCGCTTCGTTGGGAGGGTTGCCGCCGCTGAGTTCACTCAGGCCCGAGGTGCAGCAGTCCATTATAGAGGCAGAGACGCGGGCAGGGTTGCGGCCTAGCCAGAAGGAACTAGAGTTGCAGCAACAGTTGGCTGCGTATCGGCAACAACTCGAAGCAGAAAGAGCCTACTGGCAGAACCAGTTGCAGGCCGTTATGGCACGGCTACAGGAGGCGACGAAAGCGATGCAACCGGTCAAAATCCAGGAGCCGCCCAAGCTCCAGGATATAACTCCGGCGGAAGACGTTAAGGCGGCGCAGCCGCAGGAGCAACCGCGCGAGGCCCTGCCAAAAGGGCCTGGAGGATTTGTGCAACAGTTGACCCCGCTGCCCTACCTGCCCTCGGTGGATAAACTTTATGACCTCTACAAGCAAGTTTTTGGTAAGGAAGACGAGCAGGCCAAGGTTTACCTTGCGGGTCCGGAGTTCCAAGGTATACTGCGGAGCGGTGTTGTGCCCCTGTGGATGCGCAGCGACCCGCTCTGGCGGCTTTACTTGCAGCGGTTGGGGGTAATAAGCGCCCGGCTCGGCCAGCAGTAGGGCGGTGATGTTATGGCAACTAACCTGGCAGAGGTGAAAAAGCGGTATGAGGCGGCCAGGGAGGCCCGGCGCTTGTACGAGCGCCAGTGGTACTTGAACCTGGCCTTTGTATTGGGCGAGCAGTGGGTGGCTTATGATAAGCGCTATAACGCATTGCGCCTCACGCTGCCCGACCGCGGGCCGAGGCTAATAGCCAACATCATAACACCCCGGGTGAGGCTGGAACTGGCGGCACTTACCAAGCTGCCCCCTGTGTTCCGCGTGGAGTGCCCGGGGGTGGCGGCGTCAAAGATAGTGTACTACTATTTGGACTACCTCTGGCGCACTTACAAGTACGAGAGGGCGTTTAAGGAAGCGCTTCTGTGGGCGATAGTCACGGGGACCGGGTTCGTGAAGGTGCTTTACGACCCGGACGCGGGACTGGACTACGGCGGGGTGCGCAGTGGTGACCCGGTTGTAGACGTGTGTGCTCCCTTTGAGATCCTGGTGGACCCTTATGCACGGGACCTCTCAGAGGCTAGCTGGGTGATACAGGAGAGCGTGCGCTGGCGCCAGTACGTGAAGCAGAAGTACGGGAAGGACGTGAGCGGTGCACCGGCCACGAGCATGTTGATGAGCGTGCTCGGGTCGCTCAGGGTGAACCTCAATACGTCCAGGCTTCCGTCTACTACGGTGTGTGAGTATTGGGAACGCCCGAACCCGTCTAACCCGGAGGGTTACTACCTGGTATTTTCGGGGAACACGGTGCTTTACGAGGGCCCTAACCCGTATGCCGATACCTGTCCAATACCTTACGTGCGTATGGTACACACTCCGATACCGGGCGAGTTCTACGGCATGACTTGGGTATCGGACAGCAGGCAGGTGAACGTGCTCTATAACAGGCTGCGCAACGACATATTGGAGAACGCCGTGAAGCTGTCCAACCCGCCGCTGCTAGCGCCAATGGGGGCTATACCCGGCGAGATAAAGATGAACCCCGGAGAGGTTATAGCGTACAACCCACTGGTCCTGCAGGGTGGCAGGGTGGACCAGCTCAAAATAGAGCCTTTTCCGGCACAGGCGGTGAATATGCTAGTAAGGTTGGAGCAGGAGGCCGACGAGCTGGCTGCGGTTACGGCCCTGACTCGCGGAGGGGTACCGAGAAATGTGCGGTCGGCGCAGCAGCTGGCAACCCTGATGGCGATGGAGGATCAGAGACGGCAGATAGCCCTCCAGGAATATGCAGGTATGATAGAGACGACCTTGGAGTACGCTTTGAGGCTGGCTAGAAAATACATGGTGTTCCCGAGGAAGTTGGGAGGTGGTAACAACGCCGCTTTTATACTGCGCGGTAGCGATATACCGCCCGATGCCCAGGTGAAGGTGACTGTGGATCTCCAGCACCCGGAGCCCGACGAGCGGGAGGAGCAGCGGCTGTTTGCCCTGTTTGACAGGGGGATTTTGCAGGACCCGCGCCTCCTGGTCCGCTTGCTAAAGTACGGTTCGCGGGAGGAGGTCTTTACGGACGCCGACCTCGATGAGGCCCAGGCACAGAGGGAGAACACAAGGCTGGCCGAGGGAGTGTTCGTGGCGCCGGAGGACTTTCACAACCACCTGCTGCACCTGATAGAGCACAACCGCTTCCGCAAAACGGAAGCGTATGAGCAATTACCTCCAGAAAGGAGAGAGCTCTTTGCGAGGCATGTGGCTATACACCAGCAATTCTTGCGGGCCCAGCAGCGGCAGCAAGCGGAAGGAGGTGAGATAGGTGCCAGAAGCAGCGGTCAATAACCCAGGTTCTCAGGATGCGCAGGATTTGCGGTCCCTGATCCAGACCGCAGCCCAGCCCGACCATACGCAGGCTCCAGAGGCTGTTGGTGGTGGGGGTGGGGATGCAGCCGAGCTAGCCAACTCGTTGGTGCAGCTCATGCAGGCTGATCCGGGTTTGGCTAGCAAGATTGCGGATGTGATCGAACAGCACTTCAGTGGAGGTGGGTCAATGTCCGAACCCTTAGGAAATATGCCAGTAGCGCCAGAGCCACAGAGTTCGCTTGCGCCGCCAGGGCCGCCGGCGCCGGGAGCCGCAGCGGCTTCCCAGGTACCGCCGGATCTGTTGCAGCGACTGGCTGCTCTGGAGCAGGCGGTGAACCATATGCAGCGGCCTTTGGCTGATTACCAGTTGGACAGGGAACTGGCGCAATTGCGCCAGAGGTATGAGCAGCTACGCCAGCACTATGGCGACGTGCTGCCCGACAAGTTCGATGCCCTGGAGCGCCCGGTACTGGAGAAGTACCAGGCCATATTGCAGGGCCAGATACCGCCGCACGAGCTGGCGTTCCTGGCGGCTCTCAGTGAGACGCTGCACAGCGGGGATACGCCGCTGAAGGACCGCATACTCGCGGCGGTGGCGAAGCAGGCTCCGCAGGCCCCGCGTGTGGAAGGTCCTGGGGGCATGGCTGCGGCCAATGAGGAAAAGCCTCCAGTAGCCCGCACCACTGCGGAGCGTATGGAGAGGCTTAAAGAACTATGGCGCACCATAATGTCCCAAAACCCTGGTGAATAAGGAGGTTGGTAGTTTATGGCAGATACCCAAGTACTGTACTATGAACAAGCGTTAAAGACTGTTTACAGCAACGAGGCCATGTTTGAGTATGTAGTAAAGCCAGTTGCTACGCTCAACGAGCTGGAACGTACTCCAAATTTTACCGTAACTCAGCCCGGCGGGGCCACGCTTATAACCGTACCCATCATGGTCGGGCTGGCTCAGGGCTACAACACCACCGGCGAGTACGGTAAGCTGCCTGTGGCTGGCAGGTCCACGGTAGTGCAGGCTAATTATTACAGCAAGCAGCACACGGCCACCTTTAAGTTCAGCTTCCGGGCTAAGAACGCAGGTGCCGACCCCGATAGCGGTTGGAAGGCCATCCCTGCCCTGGAAATGGATTCTGTGATCCAGGGGTTGCGCCAGAGCATCAACCGCCAGCTATTCGGGGACGGTTCCGGTAAGCTCGCCCAATGCGCTGCTGCTACCAATACCAACACTATACCTGTGGATACCACGAAGTGGATCTACGCCCATGCCACCAACGGCATGTACGTGGATATAGTGGACACGGCTACTGGCAACTATATCGCCACTGAGCGCCAGGTCATAGCCAAGACCAAGACCAGCATTACCATCAGCGGTGCTCCCGTGACGGTCACCAATACGTGCATAGTCGTGATCAGCGGCAGCTATAACGATGAGATGCTGGGGCTGGACATTATCGTGAGCACAAAGCCTCTTGGCGGCGTTGACCCTGCTACGCCTGGGTATGAGGAGTGGTCTCCTGCGGGGTATGTGGCGGGTCTGACCGACGCCAACGGTGCCTTTGACGCTGCTGGCGCTCCGCCTAGCTTGCCATTGTTCCAGCAGGTGTTCAATGCCATAGAGGATAACGGCGGTAAGGTGGACTTTATCGTGGCTTCCAGTGGCGTGCAGACCGCTGCCGCTAACTACCTCACCAGCTTCAAGCGCATACCCGTGCAGAGCAACCCCGTGACGCTACCCGGCGGGTTTGAGGGGATAGACTGGAACGGTGTGCCGCTGGGCCGTGATAAGGACTGCCCGCCCGGTACGGCCTACTTCATGGAGAAGTCCGGCCTGAAGATCTGCGAGGTTATACCTCCCGGCTGGCAGGACCTCGGTGGCAGCATCATCCATTGGGACGGCCAGCGTGGCTACCAGGCAGTGTGGATCTGGGATATGCAGCTCTGTGCCTTTGCCCGCAACCGCCTGGCTAAGATGGTTAACATCGCTGAGGCTTAATGCCGCTCAGCGCGGTTAAGGAGGTGTGGCGGATGGCCGTTTACACTTACAAGGATTGCCCCGCTGACCTCATCGCCAAGCTGCTCCAGCAGTTCAACGCCCTCCAGGCGGACGTGGCGGCTTTGCGGGCTGCCCTTCACCAGCACACTCACACTGAGAACCTGGCGGCCTCTTATACACAGAACGCCACTACGGGAGCGGGGCCGTCCCTGCCCGCGCTTACCTCGCAGCAGGTGGTGGTGAGGTAGTGCGCATACCCGTGGAGAGCCACGTGCTGGACATCCCGCGCAGGCTGCGGGAGGTCACACGGGACCCTAGCATCCGGGTGTATTTCAATACCGATAACCAGCAATACGAAATATGGGGGGTAGACGCAGCGTCTACCCCCTATTTAATGGCTCGTTACCCTTACCTGGACGCCCGCGTGGAGTACGACTTTGCAGCGGCCTATTGGCGGGCCTGGCGCACGGGAAATCCGTACAAAGTGTTGCTCCGCATGATGGACGAGCGCGAGTACCAGAAAGAGCGCGAGTATTGGAAGGGTCTATATGAGCTGGAATATGGCAGCAAGGATGTGTTGCGCTTTATGGACACGCCTGTAGTACCAGGGTGGGGTCCAGGACGGAGGTCGAGCGAGAATGGCAACTCTCAAAGAGCTGATAGCGAGGGTAAGGGATAACGTTTACGACCCCGACGGGCGCAGGTGGTCCGATACTACGATAACGGCTTACCTGAACGAGGCTTTGAACAACCTGAAGCCGTTCTCTTATTCTCTGGTGCCGTTCACCGTTGACGTGCCGGCCAACACGTCCAGCGTCCAGCGGCCTAGCGGTCTTTTGGCGCCCAATCGCGCTTACTTCCGCATAGGTACTGAGCAGTGGGAACTGGGGGTGCATTCGGGAATACCGGAAGAAACGGAGCACGTGACGGGGTTTCCTAAGGACTTGTACCTAGCAGGGAGTACCATGTACCTGCGGCCTGTTCCCTCGCAGAATGGTGTCCTAACGGTCGTGGGCACGGCTAGACCAACCCCTCTGGTTAACCCGGAGGATGTACCCAGCTATGAAGATGTGGACCAGTTGCTGGTGGCCTACGCGACCTGGTGGCTGTGGTACACCGATGGGAACCTGGTGGAGGCCGAGCGATGGCGGGAAATATACCTGTCCCTGCGGACGGAGTGGGCCGTGCTCGATGCGCAAAGGAACCCTTCTACCAACCAGATCAGCAGGGAGTGGTGGTAAGTGGCGCGGCAGCGTAAGGTCCTGACGGGTGGAGCACATGAGGCTATGCGGGTTCAGGAGTTTGCAGGAGGGTTGCGCACGGGGCACCCTTCGTCTATACCTGATGATGCTTTGGTGGAGGCTAGGAACGTCGTTTTTACGCTGGAGGGTAAGGTTAGACCGCGGATCGGTGTGAGAAAGCGCTTCCGCCAGGACTTCGACACCAATCCAGTGGTGGGTATCGCACCTTACTATAAAGCCGACGGCACAACCAGACTGGTGATCGCTGCGGGTACGACGCTGTACGTGGATAAACCTCACTTGACCTTTACTTTTGACACGCAGGCCGATTGGGCGCAGTCGGGAGCTTATACCAACTGCGACATAAACTCGTCTCCGGGCGATGTGAAGATGTTTGTGCCTCCCCAGGCGACTTTCCTTGGAACTCCCACTTTTGACAAGATGTGGATCTAGGAGGGAAAGCGATGGCAGCTATAAGCACTTATCTGGCCAATAAGCTGCTTGACCATACGCTGCGGAACGTAGCCTACACGCCGCCAGCCACGGTCTACGTGGCGCTCTATACCAGCAACCCCGGCCCTGGGGATACGGGTACCGAGGTCTCCGGTGACGGTTATGCTAGGCAGCAGGCTACGTTCAACGTGGCATCCGGCGGGCAGATAACGAATGACGCGGATATAATCTTCCCGGTGGCTACGGCTTCCTGGGGCACGGTTACCCACATAGGCATCAGGGATGCTTCGACTGGTGGCAACCTGCTCTACTACATGCCGTTAGATGTAGCCAAGACCATAGACGCTGGCGACCAGCTCAAGATACCTGCTGGGCAGCTGACCGTAAGCATGTCGTAAGGCGGTGGTGATTGATGCCAAGGCTTTCCGCGGCTAATAATGCGAAGACTGTTCTGGTCCAGGCGGTGGGAGCTTCGGATGCCACCATATATGTGCAGGACGTGTCGAGGTTCCCGTCTCCACCTTTCCGCATAACGGTGGATGCGTTTCAATCCCTCGTAG